ATATTATGAATAAATAATTCTTTAGCACCATCAACAGTAATCTTTGTTCCTTTAGCAACTTTTTTTAATAAACTTTCTGTTTTAATTAAATATTGTTTTTTCTGTTCTAAATTATCAAAGTCATTTAATTTATCCATCCACTCACCTTGGGCGTTCATATCTTCAAACGCATCATCATATTTACCTTGATGAAACTGACTTCTTAATTGTAACGATCTACCTGCTTTAGAGGATAATTCTTTATCTAATAATAAAAAAGCTGTTTCTCTATCTTCTAAAACTTTTAATGGAATATTATTGTTAGGAAATTTTTTAGCATTGTACACATCTCTGGTAGCTTGTTTCGCTAAAGTATTAACAAATATATCGTGAGCTTCAGAATATTTGCCTTTAGCTGCTAAACCTTTTTGTGTTTTAAAACTTTTTAAAATGCTGTCATAATCTGTAATATCATCAATACCTAGTGAATCAACATATTTATTAACATCATCTAAACTTTTAGTCATGTCTTTTGGTTTTATGCCTAACGCAATAATACCATCTTCACCTAGATATCTTTTAGATTCTTCACTAAAATTATCTTTAAATGTTTTGTAAGCATCTTGTCTTGCTTTTTTTAATTCTGCTCCTGATAAACCTTCAGATTTTCGTCTTGCAGTAATTTTTAGCTGTTCTTCAACTAAATTTTGCATCCTTTTTCTTGATTGTTCAGATAGTTCTTTTTCTATCTGTTCTTTTCCTTCCTTAGATGCTCCTGTTTTTTTTATTTTTTCTATAGCTTTTTTACTTGTTAAGCTATTTTTTATTCCTATGGCACCACCAGTCACACCACCAATAGCAGAACCAACACCAGCACCAATGCCTAATGATAATAAAAATCTTTCTCTATCAAATTCATCAAGATTACCAAGTTGCATTTCTACATTTTGTCTAGCAACATCATCTAATCCTGAGTAAGCTGCACCATTAATAGCACCTTGTATCAAGCCTGATGTGGTATAGGCTTTAATTTTTTCTTTAACTGTTGCCTTAGCTGCTGCTTTTGCAGCAGCACTTGCCGCAACTCCTGTACCAAAACTAAGACCACTAAGATAAGTTGTGTAATCTTTTAAAATAGCTTGACCAATATCTACATAACCACCCATCCCATCATCTTTCTCATATTTTTCCCAAACATTCCACATATGAGCTAAGGCTTGCTTATCATTTTCATTGTAGGTGGTTGTTGCTACAGCAAGATAACCAAGCTGAGATAGATTGTAATTGTAGTCACGCATATATTGTTTATATTCATCAACTAATTCTTCAGTGCTTCCTTCAAATTCTTTGTTCTTAGTTAATTGATAATGTCTTTTAAAAGATTCGTGTAATCCTGTATCTTTTAAAAGATTTTGTGTTGTTAATTCAGAATCATATTGTTCTTGCATTAAATTTGAATTTTTAAATTTTTGTACCAATGAGTTAATTTCAGGTATAGTCAATTCTTTGTTAGATTGGTAATTGCCAAAGCCTTCAATATAATATAAATTATTTCCTTTGTTAGTAACTTGTGTCATTCGTCTGGCACCTCTATTGATTGACCTTTTTTAACTCTAAGTCTTGTTCTAAATAACTCCTCAGTTTGAGAATCTAGTATATCAAAAAATTGTCTGCCTTGGATTACTCTATCTGCTCTTTCTTGTGTTGAATCTGCTGAAAAATACATCTTAAAAAAGTCATCAGCAACATATCCACTTAAATGTAAAAACTGTCCATGAAATGACATTGCTGTTGTTATTTTATCTTTAGTTTCATTATCTAATGATTCAAAACGAATATCAGACAAAGTTAAATCTTGATTTCCTGTAGCTTGTATTCTTTTCTCTAAGGCTTTTTCTAAGATAGGGGTAAAATTAGTTATCACTAAACTTGCAAATTCATCATCACGCAAAGATATATTTTGTCTTGACATAAAATTTTCAATGTAGCCTAAATTTTGTGTCAATACATGAGAAATATAAAAGTTTTCACTGCCTTGATAAGCTGATAATTGTTTTTCAGTTTCAACACCAAATATACTGGTAATTTCTAATCTTGACTTTAACCTATCTTTAAAAGGCTTATAATCTGCATCTTTAGAAACATCAGTGTAAGCAACAATAAAGTTGGTTAATTCTTTTTCATCTTTGCTGCTTAATATATTTTCCTCTAAATATTTCTGTCCTACTTCAGTAATACTTTGTTGTGTACTAATACTTTCTTCTCTTAACTTTCTTTTAACATCACTTATGGATTCAATAGTTTTATCTGGTATTTCTGTTGTTATACTTTCTTCGATGCCATCTATTGCTATTTCTATTTTGCCATCAGAAAGAGTTAGCTCATTTTTTTGTAAAAAATTATTTATATATTGCTCAATACCTGATCTTGTTTGTAATTGAGGATTAGTGTCTAAATTTTTTAAAATTTCTGCTTTAACAAATCCTATGGTAACAACATCCATTTTTGCTGTATTTTCTAAATATTTTGTATTACGAGTATTTATTTCACTAATTGCTAATCTTTCTAAATCATTCCATTCTTCATAGTCTGTAATTTTTTTATTACCGTATGTCATATTTTCCAATACTTGTAATTTTAAAAAACCAGCTTCACCTTCACTAGCTTCAATCATTCCATTTGTTAATATAGATAACCCTTTTTCAGGTTGATCTTTATACGCAGTATTAATATCATTAACTAATGTTTGTATTTTAGCTTGATTAGGATTATTTAGATCAGGAACATCAGTAAAATATTTTTTAAATTGATCAGATGTTAATTTTTGCAATGCTTTATCTTTTGCATTTTTTATTTGTTGAATAATTTTTTCACTGTCTGCACCCATTGTTTTGTCAGCACGGTCAATTAAATTATCATATTGATTCACAACACCTTGTATACCTGCTACATCATAAACTTTATCAGCAGCTTCATTTGCAATATTTAAATCTTCAGTAAAAACATTGGTTCTTTGTTCTCTATCTAATTGTAACCTGGTGTTTAAATTTCTGTTGGCTTGTGCGTTACCATATACTTTCATGTTATTCATAAAAGTATCGTAAGATGATTTATTATTAACAAACATGCCAGCGTAATTATCAATAATATTTTTAGCTGCTTCATCTGCTTCAGCTAAAGTCATGCCTTTACCATCATTGGCATTATAAAAATCTTCATTAAAAAGTTTATGTAATCTTTGTTTGGTTTTATTTTCTGCTTGCCCTCTTATTTCTGCACCTATATATTCATTAGCAGTTAGTTCTGCAATATTTGCACTGCTAGGATTAAAAGGTAGTTTTTGCTCTCTTTTTTCTATCATGCCGTTTATTTCTTCGGCAGATGGTTGATTCATTAAAGAGTATTCAAAACCTGCTTGCACAGCTTGTTTTGCTGCTTTTTCCTCTAAAAACTTTTGCATTTGAGAAATTGAATCTATCGTACCTTGATAGCCAGCAACTGCTGTTGAAGCTGCACTACGGTCCATAGCTCCCATAGTTAGCTTTGGTAATGCTATGCCTGTTGCTTTTGTTCCTTGATATTGTCCAATCATTTTTGCCATTTATTCTACCGTATTTGTTTTGTACTTTTGATAATTAAGATAACCTTGTGATAAGTAACTGCCTGCTTGTAATGTTGCTAAATTTTTAACATTAACAGCAGCTTGTTCTTTACTAGCTATTTCATTTCGTGCTTCACGATCTAACATATTACCAACAATTTTATAATTTTCTTGTAATAAATTAAGGTTTCTATTGCCTGCTAAGTATTCATCTAAACCTTGTTGTAAAACAACTGTGTTTAAAACATTATCTTTCATCAATCCACTAGCAGCACCAGATGCAATATTAAATGCCAAAGACCTAGAAGTATCTTTAAGTATCTGATTTTGTTCTTCTTTAATATCAATTATATCTTTTTGTCTTTGTATTTCTTGTTGTTTTTGGTCAAATTGGCGTTTTATTTCAGCAGCTTGTGCTTCAGCACGATATTGAGCAGCTTGTGCTTGCCCTTGTCGTATTGCTGTAAATGCTTGAAATCCTGAACTTGCTGCTAATGCAATCGCTGCTTTTGACATTTATCCTCCTGTACTAACCTTATAATCCATACCTAGTAAGTGTAATTTTAAAGGTGCAGATTGTCCAATGGTTATCTGTCCTGTCAAACTAAACCCTAAGATACCGTGTAATGTTTTAGTACCTGTAAACTCTGGTACAGCAACATCTAAGTTATCTGTACCAAATGCTCTAATGGGTATGGTATTTCCATTAATTGTTAAGTTTTGTGTTTCATTTAAAAATGCGTTGACTTCTAGCACACGCTTTTTAAAACCTCTTAGCGAAGCATATCCTGTTATACTAGGCTCAATCGGTAAAGTTTTAATGGTCACTGTATAATCCAAACCTGCTTGATAAGAGCTAGAAGTAGAACTAGCAAAAGTAATTGCACTAGATCCTGCTGTGACATCTGCTTGCATTACGCCATCACCAATTACTTTTACAGTTTTTTGATTTAAATGTCCTGAACTATGACTAGATGCTGCACCACCAGATACCCCACTATCTAAGGTAAAATCTTCATCAAAAAGTTCAATGTAGTATTTATTTGCACTGTTAATGGTGCGTTTGACAACAACATATTGGTCACTGACCACGGTGGCTACATTTAAAAATAAACCATCTGTTGTAAATTGAGTAGCTGCTACAATATTTTGATCTTTGAGTAAAGTGTACACTGCTGCTGATCCATCATTGTTGACCACAACCAAACGGTCACCTTCATCAGTAGATGTTGCTCTACGAATTGACATATCTATTGGTGTTGCTAAGAGATGACTTGATAACAAAGATATTTGGGTAGTTAAGTAACCTTCGCCACTTCTATCATATACAAATTCATTAAGTGCTTTACCTTGGCGTTGCACATAAATCGTACTTCCTGTAATGTTTTGCACTCGTATACTTTCTTTACTACCATGACTTGATTGCACTTTGGCAATAAAGTTACTAGGTGTTAGCGGTTCACTAAAGTCTTGTGGTGCAAAAAATTCACCACCTGTCGTAAAAATTTGTAAGTAGTTGGCACTGATAATATCAGTTATGGTATTTAGCTGATTAGTATCTAAAGTTGCAACAAAACCATCATCATCTAAACCTTCGCCTGGGTTAAAATCAAAAAAAGCATTAACCCTAGATGCAAAAATAGTAGACGGTCTTGATTTGCTACCACCAAAAAACAATCTACCTTGATGAAAAGTTGCTGTCCTTGGAAAACCTTTGCTGCTACTAAACGTATCTTCATAACCTGTTTCTAGCTCCCAATCACCACTAACGATAGCATCGGTACTAAAAAATGGTATTTCGACATGTGCTTTTAAGACTGTTGCACTTGTGCGTTCAACAATTCTTGCTCGCCCAAATTTATTACCACCTTTAACATTAATAAACTGATTGACATGTGATGTCGTAAATACAGATCCTGACGATGCAGTTAAGGTAATATTACCTGTAGTTGCACTTGGAGTCAGTGTACCTGCACTTGATACATCAGTTGATGTAGATAACGTAAAAGCATGTTGCGGATTAAAGGTAAAAGTTACATCAGCAATAGTCCATGCAGTATCAGAAGTACGTGTAATCTTTTTAGGTGCCATATCTTCTTGTACGACAATTAAAGTATCAGCACTTTGTACCCAACACATTTCATTAAGCATCGCAGAGGTAATAGTAGTTGTCAGATAATTATTACCACTACCTGCAATGTTTGTTTGTAATACACCATTTTTAATGACATACATACGATTATGAGTAAATGCTAATAAATAAGCATCAGAAGTATTAAATTCAAAGGATACCAAGCGTATACCATTTTCAGGACTACCACCTAATTCTGTTATAAATTTAGTTCCAGGTCTGCGTTTGACACCGCCTTGCGGTAGAACCACAACATTAAGTGCAGTTGTTAAGCCTGCATCGTAAGCCTTGACATCATCTCTAGCTATAAGTTTGGGATCTAGCTCACCTGAAGTAAAACTATTTTGGATATCAATCACCCTAGACATTAGCGTACCTCAATTAAATCAAAACTGTTGTTACCTAATTGTTGGGATCTTTGTCCTTGTGCATCAGCTTGTGTACATTGTCTAAATAAACCACCTCTCCCATTTTCAGCAGGAGTACCAAATGCTAATGTTCTAAAATAATCTGCTTTGGTAATTTGATCGGTTAATGGTTCTGCAAAATCTGCTGCTAATGCGTGGCGTAGCATGTAAACAAAAAACTCTGGAAATCTTGATTCATCAACATCTGCTACATAATCAATGTAAACTGTATCATAATCTGTTAATAATCTTTGTTGGTCAATATAATATAATTCAAACTCAGTTTGTGGTAATGCACCTGCTGTTGAAGTTTGAAACAGAGCTTTAGGTGTGCCAATAATATCAGCAGGTAACGCATACGCATACTGCCATTCTGTTGTTGGTGTATCGCTAGTTCTTGCTAATTGCACTTTCTTTTTAGCAAAAGACCAAGGATAAATAGATAAAATATACTTTTTTAAGTCATCATATAAACGGTCACATATTTTTGCAGAATCCGTGCCTTCGGTAAACGAGGTCATTTCTGCTGCACCTAGCATCAAGAGTGCATCATTACAAATGGTAAGTTTAGTATCTCCTGCTGCCATATAATCTCCTTAAAAAAGTATGCTCTGCCGAAACAGAGCAACTTTATCTTACTTAGTCAGAATCAGTTACCACACCAATTACTGTACCATCAGACACATCTACTACTCCAGATGCGTTAGATACAACAATGTGCATTGTTACTGTTCTTGTTCCGCCTGTTGAGCCATGGACCATAATCATATCACCTACTTTCAAAGTATCTGAAAGAGTGTTGAAGTAGCCAGCAGCATCAACAGCAGTGTGTGCATCGGTAGTTGTATAGACATACAAAGCTGGTAAATCACCAGATCTGCCTTGTCCTGCTAACGCACCGAATCCATCAGTTGAATAAGCCATAAGTTACCTCCTATGATTCACGACAAGTTATTTCAACAATACCATTGGTATCAATACCAACAGCTCCAGCAGAAAACATTGAGTTTACTAAGAACGATGCTTTTTCAGCAATGTAGTTAATCTCTGTTTTCTTATCCATGTTTAAAGCAAGTCCTGTTGAGCTTTGGTGCCATGCTAAACATGTTCTGTCACTTGAGCCATCTACAGCAAGTCCGCCTTCATCTCTATCACCGATAGCAATAAATTTGAATCCTAAGAATGAATCAACAGTACCTTGAGCTAATGCTTTAGTTGTGTTGACATCAATAGTTTTCACATCGCTGTCGTCTAAGAAAGCTGCCATATTGTTTGAATGACATAAGAAAAAACGACCTTCAGCAGGTACATTTTTCTGATCCATTAACTTTTTAGCTTCTAACACTTTATCAACATTTAAGTTTGTGTTAGAACCACCAATAGAATTGGCTACAGTTAATGATGTTCCTGCACCATCAATCGCATCAATAACAAGTTGGTCCATTCTACGACCAATCGCCATTGATAATGCTTTAACAAGCTCTGCTCTTTCATCAAACAATACTTTACCGCTTGTGAATATATCTGAATATTCAGCAGCATTGTAGTCTGACATTGTAGCTGTCACTTGCGAATGTGCTAAGTTTAACGGTGTTACATCAGATTGTGGAATATGTAAATTCGCTACACCTGAACCTAACTTGTTAAACTTATATGTGTTACCTGTTACGCCTGCTCTCTCTCTTACAGTACCTGCTAATACACGATCAGACTGGTATGCTTGTTTGACCTCGGCATCAAATATGGTAACAAAACTTGAGCTAATACTTGTACTCATAATATCTCCATATAATAGTTAAGTTATTATCGCTTGATGTTGTCCATAAGGGCATCTTACTTGTAGGTTGTGCCTACCACACCTCATACGAGTGTCAAGGGCAGAAATACTGTTATCCTTACAGTATAGTGTAATTAAAAGTTAGAAGATTGCAACTTTTTATAAAATATAATCTTTGCTTGGATCATCAGGTACACGCTGCTTAAACCATTTTTGTACTTTGTTGCGATAACTAGGATCTTCTTTGTACTCTTTGGTTCCAACCATAGCATATAATTCATCTAATGTTGGTACACCTTCGTCACTTGGTTGTGCTGTTGGAATGTTACCTTCACCATAAAATCTTCTTAACTTTTGCATAGCTCTAACGCCTGATGCAGTACCAGCAGCACCTTTAAATGCTTCTAGTTCTTCTTCGTTAAAAACACCTTTGTTAAATAAACCATTTGCCCATTCGGCAGTTGATTTAATAATTTGGTCTGCATCTGGTCCTAACTTGTCTTTTTCAGTTTTAACATCAACCTTAAATTGTTCTAGCGATGACATTTCCATATCAATATAATCTTTTGCCAATGCTTCAAAAGCAGCTTGACTAACCCCATGTTCTTTACCCCAATCTTTAAAACGGGCTAGCAAAGGATCGTCTTGTGGTATACCTGATTGTTCAGCAAAAGATACATCATAATCTTCTGGTACTTTGTGTTTGCCTTGAGAAAATTTTTTTTCCATTTCATTATAAGATTTTACCATCCCTTCAATGTCTGGTCCTTCTTCATCATTCCAAAACTTTTCAGGAAAATAGTCTGGTCTGTCATATTCAACTTCTTCCCCTTCGTTAGCAATCGCTGTGCTGACTTCTTCTGGATCTTTAGCAAACACATCTTCAATCACTTCAGGATTAGAATCCTGTTGTGCTTGTTCTTCCGCCCTTGCTTCATTAATACCTTGATCTAATAAACCTTCGCTTTCAGTCGCTTGACTTTCTACTGCTTGATTTTCTTCACTCATCCTCTTGCCCTCTCTATGCGTTTCTCAATTTCTCTCACCAAAGAATTTTGTCCCTCTCTACAATATCCATAGCTTGAAACCTCACCAGGAATAAAAGTTGGTTGCTCAATAGTGATAGCCCTTAAATGTCTTAATACTTTTTGTCCATCTTCCGTATTAAAAACCCTTGCGTATAACCGATTCAATTCAACTACATTAATAAATTCTTTGTGGTCTACTGCTTGTTCATCTAATAAATTTAATTCATCCCAGCTCATGCTTACTCCTCAGTTGGTGTTTCAGTTGGTTGTGATGGTTGTTCTAACTGTGCTTGTGTTTGTGCTGCTTGTTGAGCCATTTGTGCTGCTTGTTCTAATAAAGCAGCTCTTTCTTCTGCTGTATTTCTAACTTCCGCAGGAATACCAAGACTATCAGCAATAAAATCTGCTGCCGCACCAATCTTCACAGATGTTTGTCCTTCTGGACCAAGTTGTTGCACGATTTGAGCAAATTGTAATAGGTTATTAACCTTGTCTTGATTCTGTGACATCGCAATCGGACTGACTGGTTTGATCTTTACTTCTAAACCATTGACTTTTAAAGGTAACTCAATTAAGTTTTGAGCATCCATAATCTGTAAAGTACGCTGTACAATCGGTGTCATTACTTCAGCGATCAAACGACCAAAGGCACTACCTAAGTTTTGTGCTAGTTCTTGAACACGCTGTTGTATTTCAGTGGCACTTCGTGCTGACATATCATCTCTTGGGATAGATTCATCTAACAATATCTTCTTAATTGACATTTGTAGTTGGTCAATTACGATTTGTGATAACTGTGGATCACCACTACGAGATAACGGTCTTAGACTTTCACCTTGTGGTCCACCATTTCTAGCCACAGGTATGATTGCACCTGGTTTAAGCACCACTGTATTTGGATTAAGAACCCCATCATCTGCTGCGGTATACACACCTGCAATAGATAACGATGAGTTTTTTAATAATAATTCTTTGGTTTTATTTAAAGTTTTTATATCAGGTATAGCCACAGTTAATGGTCCACGACCATATACTTCGCCTGCTGCTTTCATGTACCTTGATACCACCCAAGGACTATATTTAAGTTCCCTCTCAACCACTTTTAATTTTTCTTGTTGGTAAATAATACAATAAGTATATTTGCCTGTGTCTAAATCTTTGACAGTTGCTTCTAAAAAATCTATTTCTTCAATCGGATTATCTTTAACTTTACGCTTCAAGGTTTCATTTAGTTTGGCATCAGGAAACTGAATTAAAATTTGTTCTGCTTTCAATCGTAAAGTACGATAGACATTTTCTACTTGACCATTTGCACCTTCTTCAAAACAAACCAAATACATTGGGATAGAAGTGTAACGGATTGGTGTCATTTCGTCACCTTCTTGAATTAACATCACCGCAGTACCTACACATAGGTCTAATAAAAATTCACCCATAGCTAAGTCAAAGTTAGAAGTGCGAATAACACTAAACATTTTATCTAAGTAAACATCTAAAATTCTTTGTACTTCTACTTTTTGATCTACTGGAATATCATTACCAGGTTCTAAACGACACCAGTTATTTTGCGGTGGAAATAAACCTGATTGTATTCTATTGGCAAATCGTTGTGTTGAACTAATTGCTGTACTGTCAAATACATCTGACATTTTGTTTTGACCAACCGTCTTACCTTCAAAATAACCTTCATATAAGTTACGGTTCGGCAAAGCAAAACGATAACAATCTTCATAAACTGATTCCCATTGTTCTTTACGAACTTTGGCAGCTTGATAGCGTTTCATAATTTGGTTGACTGACTTATATGCCACTATGTTTTCCTCGTTAAATCAGAATCTGCTTTTCTAGCACCACCTTTGCCTGTAACAAAAGATCGTACTCTGCCCATCGCCCAAGCATGTGCAGATACACCACGGCTACCTGACGAATAATACGCACCCAGTCCACGCTTGTAAACTTTATCAAGTGTTGATTTGCTAAATTTGCTAGTATAACTACTTGGATATTTACCTGCCACCTGCTCTCTCCTTACTGATTTGATCCATCATCTCTGTTGATAATAAACCTTTACGATACAACCGTCTAGTGCGTAAGATTTCACTCTCTCGCTTAGATTTGTTTTTAGCTCCTGCTAAATACTTTAAAGGTACGCCCTTCTTAGATTTAGGCACAGGTTTAAACTTGCGTTTCATTTTTTGCTTGGCTTTTTACCGCCACCATATCCTTTCTTTTTTTTCATGATTTGTCCTTTTTCTTTTTAAAGTTATCTTTCATACCACCCATCACAAACTTACCGCCAGTGTCTTTTGCATAACCTTTGGCTTGAGCAATCCCCTTTCCTGTGTAGGGAAACATTTTAGATTTCCCATCTTTACCTATGACTTTTGGCATTTATCCTCCTAAAGTTTTTTTCTTTGGTATTCCAAGTTCTGGCGTTTCTCGTTCAGCTAATAGCATACGTCTGCCACCAAACCTTGCACGTCTTTTGCGTTCTTGTAAAGAGGTCATTTCTTTCATGCGTTCTAATTCTGCTTTTTTTTCGTCAGCTTCTAATATTTCTTGCTGCCTTTTTTGAGCTTCTTTCGTTTCTTCAGAAATTGGCTCTGGTGCTGGAACCTTTGGTTTAGATAATATAGCTCCCATTATTTACTCCTAATAAATTTTTGCATACATCACATAATCTTGTTTGTCATGCCCAAATTGTTTTAATAAACCTTCGTACTTGAATTGTAATACAGATGCCCAGTTGTTTGCAACCTTGTTACTGGCTAATACAGTGACTTGAATTCGGTGTGCTGCCAAATATTTTGCACCATATTTAATAACAAACTTAGCGGTTCTGGTCGTAGCTACTGGATATTTGTTAAATAATTGACTACCCAAACACCACGCTTCATATACACCAGGTAATATTTGAGCAAACCCCCAACATGCTGCAATCTGTTCATTGTAGATCACAGTAATTGCTGGACCTGTGGCTTGTAATTGTTCTATGTAAGCTACCGTGGTGTCATAGTCAGCAAAATAACTTTCATCTAAAGCACGGTAATCTAAATGATACGCATCATTGTTGGTGTAATCTCGGTAAACAATTCTTTCATTGGTGTTTAAACTATTGTAAAATTCTACTAATCCTATAGGGTTTTGCGAGGTTTTTGACACCCCTCTTTTACCTCGCATCTCTTTAGAATACACTAAAATCCACCTTTGCTATGACTTGTTGGTTATCACTGCCATGTGCATTTTTACGAGTTAAGATTCTGTGTTCACCACCACCGAGCATTAAATAACCAAAGGCATCACCGATGTGGGAGAAGTTGTTTTTAAACGGTACATCTTTAAACCGTTCATACCCTGCACCCACCGCTTCACGCTTAAAGTAATACCCACCAGCTAACGCTTTACGCAACATAGAGCAGTGCTTATTCACAATCAATCCTGCTTTACCAGCAATCAAGCGGTTCATTGGCATCGCACCTGCTTCTCTACGCACCTTAAAGTCGTTACTCACGGTTGGTCTGGCGTTCATTCCTTGTGTTTTTAAATGATCAAAGGCAGTCACTTCAAAGATTTCATCTCGTTTGCTACCTGCAGGATCACCCCAGATCTTAATATCTTTGGCATTTGGAAACATCTTATTGATTTCAATCTTGAGTTGTGTGGTAAATCGTTCTAACCCCATGTCAAAGGTTACTAGTTCGTGCAAAATATGCCACCTACCATTGTCCAATCGTTGACCAAACACTGCCGCAGGTGTCAAACCAAAGTCAAGTCCGATCTGTAACGGATATTCAGGCAAATATTGTATTTCCTCACTCATTAACGAATCAGTATATTCTTGCCACACAGCTCTGCCTTCTTGCACAAAGACATATTCACCACCTGCATAACAACGAATCCAGTCTAAGTTTTTTCCTCCAAGCATTTGCTCATAGTACCCTTCCGTTAAATTATCAATGTTCTCTGCTCGGTCATTGATCGCCCAGTATTTACCACCTGCATAAATCGCATCTTCAAATTGTGCATCCACTTCTTTAACACCACCAGGTTGTTTGTAGAACTTCCAAGCATACTTACCTTTCATCTTTTCTTTTTCTGCCAATCTATGCCACCAATGGTCATCATCAGGTGGGTTGGTGTCCATAATAATAAATCTATGTTGACAACCGCCATGTGCTTTGGTTGGATAACGACCAACCCTATGGGTTAAACCATCAATGACCGCCTTCGGCAGTTCTCTGGCTTCATTTACCCAGGCACCAGTCAGTTCCAAAGATAGCAACTTACGCACATCTTTAGGTGTATCTAGTGCTAAAAAAATGACTTCCATGTCTAGTCCTGCCAACTTTCCCTTTGGCGGTAACTGTATGTGATGTGTTAATGGTGGCGACCAACGCATCGGTCCCCAAGTGGCTTCATCAAATATCTCTAACCAAGTCTTAATCGTAGTGGTTCTCAGTTCAGGATAAGAGTTACGCACAATTACAAAGCGACTGTGGCGAGTGTTGTCCAGTGGTGAAACTGGTTGTTGTAATGCACGCAACATTATCTCAGATGCACAAGCATAAGATTTACCAGAACCTACTGGACCCATTAAACCACGCACAAAAGACTGGTCATTTAGGAACTTCCACACAGTAGGACTTTTACT